ACACCGAATTAGGTAGCCCTGCCTAACGTGTAAATAAAGGGTAAAGCCTGGGTATGACAGCGGTCAATAACCGACACGCCCTAACGGGTTAGTAACATCTCGTAGATGCTATCTACCTTGGCCTCTATCCGATCTACTCGACCGCGTAGGTTATGGCCGCCGTTATTGTCCGTGCGTAATTCGCTTAGGTAGTACTTGACTAGATGGCGAACCAGCCCAGCCGCAAACCCCATAAGTGTGCAGATACCTATGGCTATTGCTAATAGCGACTGGGCGGCCGTCATTTACTTAACGCCGAAAGTTTTATCGGATGTGTTAAGCCCACGCAATAAAGGCCCGATAAGGCCAGCGATAAAAGCATTAGCCAGGGTCTTAGGATCAGTAACCCCAGACATGTAAAGCGCAGCTGCGCAAGTTCCAGCATGTCTTAAATATGACAGGCCAGCAGCTAGTAATTGTTCTTTCATGATTCTCCTAATTGCCCTTTAGGTTTGTCGTACAGCAGCCCTAATTTTTCTATTAGCTTGGCAGCCTTTACAGGGTCTATGCCAATTTCAAAATGCATTTCGTCTTTGCGTGTCCAAGTACCGCCCCAATTTAGGCCGTACTTCTTACATAATGCCAAGATCATTGTCACTTCACCAGGCTCAAACGTGCCAGCCTTGCCTAGCGGATGCTTAGTCGCGTTTAGGTCTATAGCTGTACCGCTGCTGTGATTGCTTAACTTGCCCGGTACGCCTCTAACATCTCGGTAGCAGTAGCCCCAATCATCCAGCGCACCGCCATCGATCGGCTCGATCAATTCATTAAAATCCTCAGCAAAAGCCACTAGTAAAGGCGCAGCAAAATAGGCGCAGCGCAGCTTTACCTTGCTGCCCTTGATTGGGTAAGACTTGATACGGATCGACTCAACATCTTTAGATGCCGGCCAGCCGTTATAACTAATTGCACTCATGCCAGCAGTAAGGCCGCTTCATCGGCTGTAATGCCTAGCTTGGCCAGTAGTGCAGCTTTATCTGCTGCCTTGGCTGTTGCCTCGGCCTCGCGGTCTGCCTCGGCTGCAGCAAAAACCGCTGCCTCAGCTGTACGCGCTGCTACTTCATCGGCTGTTAGTTCGGTTTCAATAACCTCACCTGTAGCGCAATTTACTTCGATCTTTGTATCTGCCATTTTCATCTCCTATGCGTTAGATATTCCATAAAGGGTAAAAGTTGAGTATTCGGCTACATTTCCAGTACCTGAAAAAAGAGTAATTGAAATGATTGCAGATGTTGAATTCCACAGCTGGGCGGTAAAAGTAGCGTATGCAGTAGTTGCATTATTTTCTGAAACACTATCAACACTTCCGGATTTATATGCGGCACTTCTGTAATTTGGGATGTAGATCTCTTGATTACCAAATGTATTAGCAGTAGTACCCGTTGAAGATGATTCACCAATAACCAAAGAGGTAGTTGTATTAGTGCTGTTATCTATTGATGCACCATTACCTCTAACACTTCTCCAAGGATAATTAGAACCTGTATCACCATTGAATTGCATTTTAAAATCTGCAAAAGCACCAGTTGAACGGGTACTAGCCTTAATGACTAAATCTGTATAAGTGGCTGGAATACTAGAAAAGGTAACACTAGCCACGCCACCTGATCCCACAGTATTAGATGCAATTTTAATATAAGTAGCCATTATGCCGCCTTAATTCCGTAAAGGTTAAATGTGCTGCCAGCAGTCCAAGTGCTGCCAGTAGTAGCAACAGTTAAGGAAGTAATCGCAGCTGTATTGCGCCATAAACCTACTAATGCGTATGTACCAGCCGTAGTCAAATTGCCTCTAGCAAGAGCTGTTTTATATGTAGTTGCATTAGAATAATTTTGAATACTTACAATAGCATTTCCAATAGTTGAACTAAAACCAGCAATAGCAATTCTTGCTTGACTCGAACTTCTAACTGAGGCTGCTGTTGTACCATCACCATAAATGAGTGTACGAGAATAATTAGTGGCAGTATCACCATTAAAAGTTAAAGCAATATCCTCTGTGCCACTTGTTACATTTGCATTTACTACTAAAACTAAATCAGTATAAGTGCCAGCAATGCTAGAAAATGTAATTGATGCAGCAGCTGAGCCAAGGGTATTAGTAGCGATCTTGTCATAAGTAACGGCCATGATTACCCCTTAATTCCGTATAACGCTAATGATGAGTATTGAGTAAAATTGCTTGTCGCGGCAACAATGGTTATTGACGTTATCGCAGCCGTACTTGCCCAATATGAAGAACGCAATGCAATCTGACCTGAACCATTGGCGTCAAATCCGCCTAGCGTTCTAGCAGTTTTGAATTTATTAGTGTTTGCATAATCTAAAATGTCAGTAATTGCACCGCCAGGCGATGTAGAAGTTCCATTAACGGTTGTATATGCACTGCCTGCTTGGTAGGTTGATGCACCTGCGGTGGCATTAGTACCATCACCTTTAAGAAAATGCCAAGCACTGTTCACGTCACCATTAAAATATACTCCAACATCATTAGTTGCTGCCGAATTTAAGTACATGCGAATCTGCAGATGCTGAAAAGTCGCAGGAATACTAGAAAAGGTAACCGATGAAACCGAAGTGCCGCCAACAGTAGTAGTTGCAATAGATTGATAATCACCTGGTACTTGACCTATCCCGTGAATACCTGCGATTGTATTAAGCATTAGAGAATCGCACCTACAACGTACCAGGTATCTGTGCCAGTTTTAATACAAGCTGCTGACTTATATTGAGCCAAGGTAGGGCTGGCAGCTGTAGCACCGGCACTCAGCACAGTAGTTGTACCGCTAGTAGTTGCTGAGATCGTGCAAGTACCTGCGCCAATATTCATAACTGTGATAACTGTACCGACAGCAAAAGCCACGGATGCATTAGTAGGTATCTTAAACGCGTTAGCCGATGCGTTAGACATGGTTACTAGCACCTGGTACTGATCGGTTAATACCGCTGTGTAGGTAGTGCCTGTCTGGGCATTAAGGGTAAAGGCCACCAGGCCATTAAACATTGAACTGGTAAGCACGTCCCCTGTAACTGCTGGGAATCCTGTTGCCATTATTTATCTCCTCTAGTATGAAAGTACATTTTGTCCCAAAACTCCATAATTGGCATTACCAATAATAAACCCATCAATTACGGGTTCAAGTGTAGTAAAGGTAGTGCGCCATTTATTCGGGGTAACGTTATGTGCCACGCCGAAAACTTGTAACGTCTTAGTAAGGGTAGATGCACCTGGTTGGTTAGTAGTAATAGTTACCGGATCAAAGAAATCTAGATCAAGCGCAGCTAATATTCCATTGGCATAGTTATCTGTGTATAGGTCTAGTTCGATTGCATCGCATCTAACGCTAGTTTCAGCACGGCTTGCAACGTAGGCACGGGCATAGTCCAGGGCTACTGCATCGGTCTGCATAAGCAAGTTCTGAATATTGTAAGTATGAGCAAAATATTTCTCGACACTAGCTGCGTTGGTAGCGTTTTGAACTGTGCCACCTGTGCGGCTTACGTTTGCCTGGTTAAATATAAGTGTGTCATCCAGACGCCAGACTGCATTGAAGTAGCCAATATCTGTGCCGTTATCGTTAAATACTGTAGGCGTACCGCCGATGCTGGCAGTAGTTACTGATCGATCTTGAAATACGAAAGATCCAGATGCATCAACGTAGAACGCGCCGTACTCGCTATTGGTAACAGTTTGTAATGCGGCTAGGGATGTACGGGCTGTGCCGGGGTCTGCCTGCATCGTGGTCAAACCTGCATCTACGTCACGCATTGATGCTGGCCAAGCAATCTGGTCAAGGATCTGGTCAATTCTTGTGCCACTCAAATCGCCAGCAGTCGCACCTGTAACTGTACTGATCTGGGCATTTTGAGCCAATCTTTGTGCGTCAACGCTTTGAATTGTCGTGTACACGACATCCGTAGCGTTCTTAGGCGTAGTGGTTGTATAGCTGGTAATAAACCCTGAGAACATCGGATAGGTAATGCCGCCATAAGTAGCAGATATAGATACTTTACGCATTGGATCAAGTAAGCCAAAATAGGGGCTGCTCGGGTTTTGTGGGTTAAAATCGCCGTTCTGATCCACGATGCGCAGGGTTAGCGTACCTGTCTGGAACTCATCTGCCTGGGCATTACGGCCGCGCTTAATGCTTACGCTATCTACTACATCGCTTACATCTACGATAACTGCAGCTGAGTCTGCCAGCACGTTAGTACCTAGTATGCCTTCGCCAATAATAAAGGCCTGTGCGAAACTAGGGCCAGTAGAAAAGTTAATGACCGCGTTAATAACTGGAACTGTCATTAGGGCAGCTCTACTAAAGATCCGGCAGCTATGCGTGGCAAACCTTGCCTATTGGCATTTAGTAATGCGTCATTTACCTTATTAGTAAAGTCATCACCATCTAATACGTTGCCTTCGATATTGATAGTAATTGCTGGGGCGTTGCTGTATCCCGAATCAAAGTTGCGATCTCTACTTTGACCAGGATTAAAATTTACTCCAGCAACAGGGTCATTATTGGTGACAGCCTGTGCTAAGAAATCTACAACAGCTTGTGACTCTGATACAGATGCAGCGGCAGCTTCAGCGGCAGCTGCGGCATCGGCAGCAACATTTTCTACCTTTTCTAAAATAGCCTCAATAGTGTCATCCTC